ACTGGCAGGATCCGGTCGATCTCTTCCTGAATACGGTTATCGTTCATAACTTCCCAGATATCCACATTGGTTTGGAGATTCAGCCAAAATTCTTCAGTGGTATCAAAAGCTTTTGCGAGTCTGAACGCCATATCAGTGGTTAACTTACGATTGTTATTAACCAGCGCGCTGACAGTATTGCGGTGCACGCGCAGCATTTTTGCTAACTGGTTAATTTTCATGCCGGTAGGCTCGAGAAACTCATACAACAAAATGTCACCCACAGAGGTGGGTTTGCGTTGTGCCTGTACCATGCGGTGATCCTTACTTATTAATGAATATATTACCGACGACTTATCTGTGTTTTGTGTAAGCCTGTGAATCAAAGTACACATTGCAGGCTTTTCCATCACGCCAGATAAATATCAGTCGATATTGGCCATTCACTCTGATGGATGAATATTCATTCAGTGGTGGTGATAATTCTTCATAACGGTTTGACGGCGGCGAGCGTAAATCCCTGTAACTAGCGGTCGCATTAATGATGTCCAACTTCCTCGCCAGCACAGACATTAGATCAGCAGGCATTCTTCGGTGGCTTTTAGCCGTATGAAAAAAAACCTCCAACCATTGATCCCGGAAATGACTGAGAGTCCTCATTTTTATCATTCACGTCACCGCTCTCCTTTTCGGTTAGTTTGCAAAAGTATAAACTGATTTTTGCACCGCCATTAAGTGCAAAAATAACATATGATGGTTTTTTATGCGGCATTGGAATACGTCTCGCAAAACGCATTTCGCTGACTTGGTTACTTATTCTGACTTCGGTATAGTGGCGTCGCTGCGGCAAAATCCGCAGCCGGGATTATCAACCTGTAGGCCTTTCTACTGGCGACACTAAGCGCATTTAAAACGCGGACTTAGTGGCGATGCTTTAGCACACCCGTTACTTGCTTAATTTTCAAACAATGCTTGTAATGTTCTATGGTGGCTCAGGCGAGGCTGACTTCGGTCAGGCCGGTATTCCAGTAGAGCCGGTGTTGATAACCTCGTCTGGGCTACCACCCAAGAGATTATCAACTCTGGGGGTAGCTTCTACTTAATCTACCGGAAGCTGCATTATGACAAAAACATCCCACAGCCCGACCTTCCTGCCGTTTCTCACTGTTTTTTCTGTGACTAAAGGCGGTGCGCAATGAAAATCAAACCCGACTGGCACCCCGCAGACATCATCGCCGGATTACGTAAAAAGGGCACTACGCTCGCCGCACTCTCGCGTGAATCTGGCCTGGCTTCATCGACACTCGCCAACGCACTAAGCCGCCCCTGGCCGAAAGGGGAAAAGCTGATCGCCGACGCATTAAAAGTACCGCCCAAAGAGATCTGGCCGAGCCGGTATTATGATGCAGAGAAAGAAAAAGTGATTGAGCGGAAGATTCGGGGTTAGATTTTTAGCCGTCGTTACTGCGGCCCATTATCGCTATAAAACAAAAAAGCCACTCCGATAGAAGTGGCTTAATTATATGAATTTAAAGCTAAAATTGGGTGGCCCCTACTGGACTTGAACCAGTGACCAAGCGATTATGAGTATCAACTGAAGACTATATAAAACAGCCATTTATCTTTTATTACAGTGACATAGAGCGACACTGATTGCCATGAATTACCTGTTTACTCCATCTGCGTCGCCACTTTATCGCCACTTTCTTGGAGGGGCGCAATGGATGGTTTGTCAGATAGTGGTCGAACATAGTCTAAAAAGTCGGAACACGAGGTTGCCTTTTAAAAATAATTCATCCATGTTACATAGCAATATAGTTCATCGTAAGTGCTCTATGGATGAGGGGTTTCATGACTGAAAAAAAATACACTGCGATCTTAATAGATACATCAATTTATGATGGTAATGGTCTTCGTCTAGAAAAAGGGTTACTTGGGAAGCTAACTCAATTTAAAGATGCGCGCACGAAGTTCTTAATTCCTGATGTAATAATAGGTGAGCTAAAAAATCATCTCGAACAAAAAGTGAAAGCTAGCCGAGCTTCTTTAGAAAAGTCATTAGACGATGCTGATGATCATTTGTTTTACGAAGGTCAGGAACTCGCTTCGGCAAAAGCATTATTACTTGATAGTCAAGGTGTTGAGGATAGTGCTGAAAGAAGACTTCAAGGGTTTATTGAAGTAACAGGAGCAATAACTATTAATTCAGGTGATCATCTTTCTGTAACAGAATTACTTGGTAAGTATTTCGGTAATGAACCGCCATTTGCTGAAACTGGGAAAAAGAAAAATGAATTTCCTGATGCTATAACTTTGATGGCCGTCGAATCTTGGGCGAAAAAAAATTCGGAAATAGTTTATGCGGTTGCAAAAGACAATGATTGGAAAAACTATTGTGAAAAGTCAGATCTAATTGACTATTATGAAGATCTTGGGGATGCACTCGCATATTTTAATGATTTTGAGAATAAACTTTATAATCTAGTAGCAAGGCTAGAAAAAGATATTCATGAAGATGATTCGATTGATTTTAAGAAAGAAGTCGGTGAGTTTCTTGATGCTGGGATCACAAATATGTATCCAGATCAGGATGCTGATTCTCCATTGGTTTGGGAGCCAGATGGCTGTCAATTAAAATTCATCGATTTTAACTTTATCGAAGATTCATTCAAGGTTATTTATAATAAAAACAAACAAACTATTTTAGAAGCTATGGTTGAAATTGAATTTTCAGCCGAAGGTCAGTTTTCACTTTATGCTTATGATTCAATAGATAAAGATAATGTTTATTTGGATTCAGTAACTAGCGAAGTTACTGAATTTTTTGAAACTAGAATTTTAATAACACTAGTTGGAGATTATAGTGAATATGATGGTGAATCAGAGGGTTCCTTTGAAGTTGACGATGTTGAACTTTTAGACAAAATAAGGCGAATTCATTACGGATACATAGAACCTGATTTTGAGCTAGATTCTGATGAGGAATAAGTAGGCTTACCCTACTTATTTTTCAAAGTGTCTAAAGGGTTTAATTTCAGAGCCTCTTCTAGATGTTCAGGTGCGAAGTGTGCATAACGCATTGTCATTTTGATATCGGTGTGACCAAGTACTCTTTGCAGAACTAAAATATTCCCACCATTCATCATAAAGTGGGACGCGAAAGTGTGACGCAGGACGTGTGTTAGCTGACCGGCGGGCAACTCAATATCTGTACGTTCTAGTGCAGAACGGAATGCGCCATAGCAATTTTTAAATAATCTGCCTTTTTTCACTTCCGGCAAAGAGCTATGAAGGCTTTCACTGATTGGAATGGTTCTATTTTTTCGGCCTTTGGTCTTGATGTAAGTGACTTTGCATTTGGTGATCTGGCTTTTATTCAGTTCTTCAGCCTCGGACCAGCGTGCCCCGGTTGACAGGCATAATTTAACAATGCAAACGAGGTCAGTATTGTCTTCTCTGCCGCATTCATCCAATAACTGCCCAATCTGGTCTTTTGTCAAAAAGGCCATCTCGCTTTCTTCTGTGCGGAAAGGGCGCACATTCTTGATCGGGTTTTCGCCTTTCCATTCACCCAAACGGCCAAGCTCATTAAAAACAGCTCTAAAATACGCCAGCTCAAGATTGATGGTTCTTGGTGCAACCTTCTTTACTCGATTTGACCGCGCGTAATCACCCGACAGGCGTTTTTCCCGATAACGGGAGAACATCTGAGCATCAAACTCCCGTGCGAGCGGCTGACCCATGCACTCATAGGCATGAGTCATTGCGGTCTGCCGCCGTTCCCCATCCTTTAACGTAATTCCATGCGCGCTGTACCAAGCTTTGACCAATTCCAGCAGAGTGCGGTTATCTTCCTTTTCTTCCTGCCACGGTTTGGTGATCGTGTGTTGCTCGAAGGCTATTGCCTCGCCTTTGGTCGCAAACTTTTTACGTATACGTTTCCCTTTTGCGCCGTTCGGGTACAGCTCGCATAGCCACCATCCATCAGCTTGTTTCCTGAGAGCCATCAGTTTACCTCTGCATAAGTCCCGACAACGCGCCCAAGAGTTTTGATCTCATCAATGCCGCATTCAAAGGGGACTTTTCCGCCAGCAACGTGCAGTTTTCTTGCCGGTAATAAAGTTAAGTCCCGAATGCTGATTGAACCTTCTACATTGACCAACCACGTCCCATCAGAAAGGGAAGCATCCTTTTCGACCACATGGGTCTTTCCATCGGACTTAACGCAGATCGGGTGAATAAGAGGTTTACTAAAAAGCTTGTGATCAATATTCAATATACCGTCTTCAGTGAGTTTTCCTTCACTTAAAGTGAATAATTCAAGTCTTGAAGAAGCATTTTGGGTATTTGAAGTACTGCTTTCACCTTTTGAACTGTTACCTTTTCCGGTCAGTAACCAGCGTGTATCCGTCCCTGTTTCCAAAGAGCAGTGAACAATGAAGTCATAGGAGATGGAACCGCGTGTATAGCGGTTTTGAAGGGAGCTTGCAGCAATATTAAAGTGCCTAGCTAGCTGGATTTTCTGGTTAAATCCGTATGCCTCGCAGATTCGGTTAAGAACATCTTCGTTACTTATTCCTGCATCTTTTTCCATAAAATACGTACCTGCGTATTGATTAATGCGCTTTTACGCATTAAAGTGCGGTTAAGCCTGAATCATTGATGGCAAAAGTTGGCAAACAGTGACAATCAATGACGGATAAATGACTAAACAGGAAATGATGCATTATGACAGCTCTCATTACAATCAAGATCCCCCGTGCAACAGTACACCCAGAAGAATTCGCGGTACTCGAAGGTGTGTCCGTTCGCACCGTATATCGCCAGACAACCGGCGAAAAC